GGCGCGTATCTGCGCCACCCGAGCCTTGAGCTCAGGCGCATCCGGTGCAACATCGTCGGGGATGTTGTTGATCGTGATGCCGTCTTTGGTGGTTATGGAGTAGGGCATTTCAGTAATCTACTGTTACCACACGGGAAGGATTCGCCGCGCCACGACCGCCCCCAACAGGTTCTTGTCCGAACACGTTGCGGATGCTTGCAGCGCCAGGTGTCACACCCGCAGCAGGAACGCCGGCAGGCGCATAGCCGGGAATCTGCTGCCGCAACGCTCCGGGTTGGCCAGCTGGCGCTCCCGGCCGAGGGGCGGGTGCGGATGGCGCAGTCGGCGCAGACTCAGCGGACTCGAGGAAGATGTTTTCCGTGTTCAGGCCGTAGCCCTTGGCGATGCGCTCTACGCCGGTGCGAACAAGTTTTTCTTGCTGGCCCGCTGATTTGAACAACTGCTCCGCCTGCCTGCTGTATGCCTGGCGTTTTTCTGGAAGAAGTTTCCCACCAGTTAACAGCCTGTTAAACTCCGCTCGCACTCTTTCCGGCACGCCTGCCGCGTTGGCCGCGTTTGCATACTCGCCGGCCATGACGGTAGAACCGGGGTCAAGCATCTTCATGAAATTGAAGATCAGCGCAATGTCAGCTGGCCCTTCGTCCTCTGGAGTGGCCGGCTTGCTGACAGACAAAATCCGGCCGTATGCCGCCTTGACGTCTTGGTATCCCTTGGTGAGGTCGTAGTATTCCTTGCGGAACTTTGATTCCTGCTCGGGGCGCTTGTCTACGGGGATCACGCCAGATGCAATCTGCCTGGCCTCAGCTTCGGCGCGTGCGGCTTCCGCTCCCGACTTGCGCTCCGCAGCCCGCGATGCGGCCTGCGCGGCTCGAGCTTGATTGATCTGCTCTCGCGTCAGGTCCAGATTAGCCAGGAAACGATCAGGAGCAAGTCTGGCCTCAGCTTCCTTGATGGTTGCTTCGGCAGTTTCTTTGCGCAGCGTGAACGGGGCAATCTGCTCTTCCCTTCGGACCTGCCGAGCTTTGGCAATGTTGTCGATCCAGTCCTTACCAAACTGCGCCCCGCCGGCAAGTTCAATGCCCTGCGCGGCAAGCTTTGGGTCTGTCTCGGCCAGCTTCAGCATACTTGCGTAGTGGCTTTTTTCCATTGGGTCTGCGGTCGCGTCAACACGCTGTTGCAGCATTGCTTTTGCAATCTCAGGGTTGGTTTCAAGAGCGACCAGCAATTGCCCAGCCAACCGCTGCTGAACTTGCTGTTGCTCTTTGCTCATGCCCTCGCCAACCGCCTTCAACGCTTCCAGTTGCTCTTTGCTTCCGGCCATCGCAAGCGCCGGCGCAAGGTCTTGAAAGGTGCGGTCTGGCTTTGCGAAGTAACTGGCAACAGCATCACCGAACGCTTGTTGCCGAGCCATCGCCTGCTGTGCCGCTTGCCGCTCGACGGCCTGCTTTGCCAGCGCCGACTCCATGTCGGCCAGCGTGGCCCCGAGCTTGATGCCAGCAAGTTGCCCCTCAAACGGGGACTGCACCTGCATTGCGTAGTTGATCGGCCCCATCAGAACACCCTCCCGCTGCCAGACCGCGAAGCCTCAAGCACCGCCTGCGTGGCCGCAAGCTGCGACGGCAGCGCCAGCAGGTTCGCAAACGGCGCACTCTGCCCGAGCACCCCACCGGCCTGCGCCGCCCCCTGCTGCTGCAACAAATTGCCGATGTTGGTCGCCACAGCCTGGCCGCCGCTGCCAACCCGCGCAGCTGCATTGCCACCAAGCGTGGCCAGTCCGCCAAACTGCCCGAGCCGGCTCTGAATCTCCTGCGCCAGCATCTGCGGCCGAAACTGCGCAAGCGCGGCCTGGATGTTGCCGCCACGCAGCCCGCCAGTTGCCGACGCTCGCTGAAGCAGCGCCTCCTCGCCGCGCCTGGTGGCCGATTGCAGTGTCGGGCTGGCCTCGATCTGCGCAATAGCCTCCTGCTCAGCCTGTGGGCCAAGAGCGCCGGAGAGCGCCTGCATCTGCCTGATCGCCGGGACGCCGGCCTGCGTGTAGGGCGCGAGAATTTGCTGGAGCGCATCGAACTGCCGGCGCTGCTCATCAATGCCAGCCTGCGCGGCACCGGCCTGCGCTCCGGCCGCACGGCCAGCAGCAGACGATTGCAGCAGCCCGCTCGCCAGTTGCAGACCAGCGGTGAGCCATGACTGACCGCCAAACAGCGACCCAGCAGAACCGAGGATTCCGGGTGCGGTTGACGCCGCAGCAGAGCCGACCACCGGGAGCGTTGCACCTTCCAGTGCCGCAGCGCCAGTCAAAGAAGGCAGGGAGCCGGTCACGCCGGCAGCTGGAATGGCCGCTCCTGCGGCAGACGGCGCAGCGGCCATGATCGAACCTCCCATCGGGGCAGCAGCAGTAGGGACAGCGGTCTCAAGGCCCGCCATGATCCCCGGTGAGATGCCGCCAGCAGAAGCCGCACCAGCACCAGCGCCAGCGCCGCCACCGAGAAACCCAAGACCCCCAGCAAGCGCAGCGCCACCAACGATCAGCGGCCCGAGCGTGTCGATGTTCTCCTCAAAGAAGCTGCCACTGCGCTCGCCCTTGATGAATCGAACATTGCCTTCGGCATCCACGCCGTATCGGCCATAGACGCCGCCGGCATAGGTCGGGTCGAAGTTTGGCGTCAGGTATGCGTAGGGGTCTGAGTATGCGTAGCCGCCACCTTCCCCGCCTGACTCGGAATAGACGCGAGGACGCAGCGTCGGGTCCACTCGCTGGCGCAGATAGTCGAGCGCCTGCTCCTGCGTCATGCCTGCGAGTTGAGTCATGTCAATGGCCATCAGCCTCTCCGATTCCGGGTAGCCGCTGGAGGCTCATTGACTCAGCAGCGGCATTGTCTCACACGCAGCCTCGCCGTCAATCCTCGGCCTCGTACTCGCGCTCTTCCCATGCCTGACATGAGCGCAAGTCGTGGCAGCAGAACTCAAACTTGTGGCAGTAGCCACGAAATCCCGCGCCGACATCCCACTCGTTCCACGGGATGCGCTCCATCTGCATCTGCATCTCGGGCGTGTTCTCGTAATACTCGCAGTTGCTGCATCGCTGACGGCGAGCCTGAGCCTCATCGACCTGCCACGCCGCCGCGAGTTTGAGCCAGTACGGGCGATTCGCGCCGCGCTCATTGCTCGGTTTCTCCGGGCCGAGCATCCAATCGCGGATGACCATCTCGGTATTCTTGCGGTTCTCTGCCGCGCTCACGATGGGTTCCGGCCCTTCCGGAAGGCCCATCGAGAAGCTAAAGGCGTCGTTGATGGACTTCATCAGGTGATCTCCCTGCCACTGGCGCTGATGGTGAGTGAGGTCGCCGCCCCGGCCAGCGTCGAGATGAACCCGCCAGACTCGAGCACCTGGCCGACGAGCTCGGGGCACAGGTAGGTTTCCGCCGGCACGATGGTGCGGGTTTGCAGCACGAGGTTTGACGATGCCGCAGAGCCAGCCGACGCAACGAGGTTGACCGAGAAGGTCACATTAGCCGCGCTGGTGTTAGTCACCGTGAACTTGTCGATGATGGTCTTGCAGTTGCTCGCGGTGTATTGCGTGGTCTGCACATTCTCAGCCTGCTTGCGCGGGATGATGTTCTTGACGGTAACGGTCACTTGGAGACCTCCTGCACGGTAAGAATGACGCTCGGGATTGCCGGCACCGGTGCAGCAGCTGCCTGCGCCAGAATCTGCACCGAGGTATCGGTGGCGGAATACATCAACTGAAAGTAGTCGCCGGCCTTCAGGCTCGCGGCAAAGCTCCACGCCGCCACCAGTTCGCCGTCGGTGCCCTTCAGCCGCACTTGAGATGCGCTACTGGCAACATCCACACCATTCACTCGCAGCCAGATATAGATGAGGTGACTGCCGCCGCTGGTGTTGTCCAGCTGTGCGCTGAACTGGATGTTGTAGACCCCTGGCGAGGTGACGAAAATCTGCGAGGTGGTAGCCCCCCGATACACGCCGAACGCAACATCGGTCGTGTTGAAGGTGATGGCATATGCCGTGTTGATTGCTGCCGGCGTCTGCGTGGTCGTGTCGTAGAACGCACCGTAACGCGGAGGTGGGAACTCGGTCGGTGAAGGCTCGATGATGTCAGGAATCACCAACGGCTGCGGCTGCGGACCCTGCGCCAGAATCTCCAGCGCATCGGCAATGCGGCCCAGCGCATCCAGAGCCTGCATGGCCTTGCGGTCAGCCTCGGATGAGTCAATCGCAGCACCCTGAGCCACTTGCAGCACCTGACCCAGCGCCTCGGTAGCCCGCGCCCCCGCGCTCTC